ATAATCACGAGGTAGATAATGTGTGTTGTATGATATAAAAATTAATGACGCACACGAGATATGGCTACTTGGGAAGAATTATTATCACCACCATAACTGGAATCATTGTAATTTCTATTCACGGCTTGTTGCTTCTTAAACTTGGTATAATCAGAACCGTCATAAACAAATTTCACATTTGTATTAGCACTGGGAACACCGGTATCATCGGGTCTAGCAAAAATATTTCCTCCTAAAATGTTTGCTGATTGATTGGCTGCAATTCTAATTCTTCCGGTTTTGACTTGATTTGAACCACCAGAGGTATAATATTCACGATTCAACAAATCACCTGCGTTATTGACTGCGCGAAATGGAGTGGCAGAAACCTTATTTCCGTTCACTGTTCCACTGGCTGCACTACCATTCCAAGCATTTCTCAAAGAAAATCTAGTATGCTCACGTGTAGAACCACCGTCCATGCCAGAACTTCCATGGCTTCCTCCACCCCCACCAATTAATCTTAAAGCGATACCAGGTCTTCCGGCTTGCACATATTTTAAATTCATATTTTGATTTCCACAACCAGGCATTATATATATATATCTCTCATATAAAAATTTATATTTATATTATTAGTATTGCTAAATTGCGTATAGTATTATTTTTATTTGGTTTGTCGTATTCATATATGTCTTTATGATAATCTATTTTGTCATTATTCTTGGAGCAATATTCATTGTTTGTAATTCTTGAAATAATAGTTTACACGCATACGGAATTTCTACATAACTAAAATCAACACGATTATCACAAGTTTTACAAATATGTATTTTCATCTCATTATTATACGCTGCAATTAAACCACAACCATTACAGACATGTACTTTATATTTATCAGATGCATCATATAATCGTCCTCTAGTAAACCTGGATGCTCCATGTGAACACATACAATCACGCTCCATTTCTCCAAACCGTAGGCCACCATCACGACTTCTTCCTTCGGCAGGTTGTCTGGTAAGGTTTACCATTGGACCAATAGAACGACTATGTTGTTTATCATTAACCATATGCTTTAATCTTTGATAAAATACTGGTCCGATAAATATACTCGTTTCAATTTGTTGACCAGTTAATCCATTATACATTAGCTCATTACCATTACTTTCATATCCAACTTTAATTAACTCTTTTCGAATTAAGTCAACTGATAAATCACCAAATGATGTTCCATCACCAAATAAACCCAATTCAACTAGCACTTTCCCTAAAAGTGTTTCTTTTAGCTGTCCAATAGTCATTCTAGATGGAATTGCATGTGGATTAATAATAATATCAGGCTTCACTCCAGAGGCAGTAAATGGCATATCTGATTCAGGAATAATATTACCAATGGTACCCTTTTGACCATGACGACTACTAAATTTATCTCCTATCACAGGTCGTCTTACGGTTCTAACACGCACTTTACAAAAGTTATATCCATCTCCATTTCTGTCAATATAATTTTTATCAACATATGATTCTTCATTTGTTCTATATGTACGACTCAAATCTTCATATTTAATTATTTTTGTATGATCATTTCTATTTTCTTTGATAGGGACTATCTTTGAAATAATAACATCGTTATTTTCTAATAAGGTATTTTCGGGAATAACACCTGTATTTGTAATTTTATTATAATTGCCATATTTCATCCCTTTGGTTTTAGCTGGATCTGGTTTACACCTAATTTCTTCATCACCATTGATTTTTTTGTCCTCATCTTTTTCAGTATGATATATAGTAGCCTGAAATAACCCTCGATTAATAGAGCCTTGGTTAAATAATAAACTATCCTCTTGATTATAGCCACTATGTGTCATAATTGCTACAATTACAGGTGATCCAGCAGGAATTTTATCCAAGTGTACCATTCCCATAAGTCGCGTGTCTACCAATGGTCTAGCTGGATAACTAAGAACATAAGCAGTTTTATCCATCCTGCTATCATAATTAGTTACATACATACCCATCGCTTGTTTACCCATGGCAGATTGATATGTGTTTCTAGGACTCTGATTATGATCGGGGTAGGGAATACAAGACGCTAATAGACCAAATATAGTACTTGGATGTATTTCACAATGAGTATATTTGTAGATAAACTGTTTTTCATTAGATAAATCTTGTGGTTTCATTGCTATCATACTATGACTTTGTTCTTCGGGATCAATATATTCTATAACAGATTTATCTATCTTCAAATCACACAATAAATCATTCCATTCCAATTCTCCTGATTTAATTCTATTTATAATATCTTTCTTAAGAATAGTATTATTATTTAATACGCGAAGAACTGGTCGAATTAATCGTCCGGCATCATTACATATACGTATTTCCTTATTTTTAAAATCAAAGATAATCGAAGTATAAATATTAATAATTCCACTATGCTTCTTATTTTGAAAATCTTGATACAATATAACCGGTTCCTTGCTTACGCCCAACCAAGCACCATTGACAAATATTTTCACATATTTATCTAGCTCATTAGCTGATAAATCAGATAACGGTATAATATGAGGTAATATATATTCATGAATTGGACCACTATTACTTGGTATAGTAATATGAGACATATAGCTTAAATTTTTCACTACACCTACACTAGCTCCTTCTGGTGTTTCTGCAGGACACAAAAATCCCCATGAACTATTATGTAATTTTCGTGGCGGGATTAATTTACCACTTTTATCAATTGGTGTGTTAATGCGTCGCAAATGACTTAATCCTGATATATAAGTAAGTCTATTTAATACTTGTGCTACACCTACCTTATTGCTATTCGCATTTTTAATACCAAAATCACCAGTCGATAATGCACGCTTTAGACCATTTTCAATAGTTGTAGATTTAATAATTTTATATATATTCGTTGCGTTAATAATATTTATATAATCTTCAGTAGAACGCCACGAACCATTGTTGATTTCACGAATTACTTGCTTTTGCATATCCTTGACTAATTTATTGAAATAATTTCTGAAAAGATTATTTAATAAAATTCCTGTCAAATCGATGCGCTTATTTAAATAAGAATCCCTATCGTCTGGTTGAATCCATTCAAAACTACACCTCAATAATTTATTCGTCATATATCCGAGGAAATACACCTTTTGAATATCATCATGACAATGTGGAAACAAATCATTATTTAATATATCCATAGTAAAATCTTTCTTTCTCTTAATACCAGATTCTTTATCCATATTAATAGGTGTGTACATTGCAAATCCTGTTAAATATTGAATTGCGTCTTCTTGTGTCATAATCGTACTAGCTTCAACAATACTACCTTGAAGACCGTATTTCATTTTTTTGTATTTTTTTTCTTCCATGTTTAAAATGATTTTCTCACAAATATCCATATCTGACATGATACCTAATGCACGAAATACAATAAATAATGGCACTGGTTGTTTTAAACGAGGAATTTGAATATAAATTGATGATCCAAATCCTGTATTTTTACTCGTAATCATCATATTAATCTGTTTAGGACTGATACATTTAAAATCAGGTACAGATTTAATTTCAGCCATCCAACTCCACTTATTATTATTCTTGCTAACATTGAAACAATATACTCTATTTTCTGCCGCTCGTTCTTGACCAAGAACAGTTTTTTCACTTCCATTAATTATAAAATAACCTCCTGCGTCAAATTTACATTCTCCGTTAACATTCTCATTAATATGTTGATATTGACTCAATAAACATACGGATGATTTTAACATAATGGGTAGTTTTCCAATATGAATTTTTTGTAAATTTTTATAAAATGTTTGACTGTTTTCCAAATTAGTTCCATTTCGAACAATATATTTTATGTTTAGATCAATTGTCATTATAGAAGCATATGTGAAATTTCTTAACCGGGCTTCTTGCGGAAACATTAGTTTAGATGCTCCATTATTTTCATGAATTTGTGGTCGATATATATGGAAATTTTCAAAAGTAACAAATATTTCCAAGCTATACTTACCACTATTTTTATCATAGTCATGATCACTGCATATTTGAACGGGATTAAACATATCAATTGTTTTTTGGATTTGATATGTTACAAAATTATTATAAGATTCTAACTGGTGACGAACTAATTGGGATAGATACTGATCCTTAAAATAAGATTCAATAATCGCCCATGGTGTCTCCAAATATTTATCGGGAACATCGTCCGGTCTATCTTTTTCGAAATTAGCCATATTGCTTACTGGTGTTTGTATCATTATATAAATTAATTATCACATCAATTTATTTTTAAATTGTTTATTAGTGATGTATTATTATTCAGTCTCTAAAATAATATTACTATTAAATTAATTAGGAAATGATATAAACCATTATATTAATTGTATATTAATGAAAAAAATGAATTTATTGATTGTTGGATTGGATAATTATACAAATCAACATGCAAAACATCAATCCACATATTATAATTCATTTGATAATAATACATTATATACAAATAATACCCTATTATTTGACATACTTTCTAGTTCAGAAATAAATTATAATAATGGATATCAGTCACCGTTCTTTTCAGGAATGTTTGATATTAAAAAACAAAATGAAACTAAAGAAGATGATATTACCAAAGAATTGGTCCATATTAATGTAAAAATAAATTCCTTAGAAGATTTAATTCATTTGTGTGACGCTTATCCACTAGCAGATAACATAGAATATAATATTAATATGAAATCGCTTCACAATATAAAGCCATCATTAATTGAATTAAATTCCATGATAGGTATGAAATCCATTAAAGAAAATATTGTAGACCAGATATTATATTTTGTTCAAGATTTACATAAAATTTCGCCAAATAATTCTGATTACATGCACACTGTTATTTATGGTCCCCCGGGTACAGGCAAGACAGAAGTAGCTAAGGTTATGGGTAAAATATTTAGTAACTTGGGCATGTTAACAAATAACACATTTAAAAAGGTTACTCGCGATGACTTAATTGCAGGATATCTAGGACAAACTGCATTAAAAACAAAACAGGTTATTAAGGAATGTATTGGTGGAGTGCTATTTATTGACGAAGCTTATGCATTAGGTAATAAAGAGAAAAGTGATTCGTTTTCTAAAGAAAGTCTTGATATTATTTGTGAGGCTTTGAGCGACTATAAAAAAGATTTCATGTGTATTATCGCGGGATACGAAACAGAATTAAACGAATGTTTTTTTAGTTACAATCCTGGTCTAGAATCTAGATTTACATGGAAATTCCAAATAGATGAATATAGTGGTCATGAAATGCGTCTTATATTTGAAAAAATGGTTAATGATAGTAATTGGAGTTTATTAGAACCATTAACAGATGAATGGTTCGATAAGCATAATAAGTTATTTAGCTATTATGGTCGTGATATGGAAACACTTTTTTCAAAAGTAAAAATAGTACATGGTAAAAGAGTTTTTTGCTTAGAACAGTCAGAAAAAACAAAAATATCCAACAATGATATGGAAAATGGATTGAATGTCTATAAAAAAATGAATGAATCTGAAAAAAAGCGTAATGAAAAGGCACGATTATCTCAAATTTACAATACAATATATTGTTAAATTGGATACAATATTTTATGTAGTAAAATATAATATGGTAGACGATAAAAATACATCGACCAAGAAAACAATTCAACTATCAGATTCATTTCTATCAATGAATAAAACAAAAAAGGCAAGTGTAAAAAAAAAAAAAAAAAAAAAAAAAAAAAAAAAAAAAAAAAAAAAAAAAAAAAAAAAAAAAAAAAAAAGAAAAAAAAAA